TTGTCAAGGTTTTTCTTGGCTCGGGTGGCCGTCTAGTCGCAACCCTGACAAACCCGCGTCTCGCGCGCGTGCCCTAGTCCGTCTGGCGGTGTGGGCGCTTACGCGATGGCCGTTGACCCTTTTGGGTCCACGCGGTCCCGCAGGCCCGCGCCCGTCGAGGCACGCTAGGGTTATCACCCCCTCTCGGTAGAATCTACAAGTATTGTCCCGTGTAGATGCGTGACGGTTGCGGCGGTTGCGGTTGTGGCTTGGGCGCAGGCTTCGGCTCGGTCGGTGTGAAGGTCATGCGCCCGGTCCTTTCGTCGTAGCGATAGGTTCCGCGTTTCATTGCACTGCCTCACATTCTGCATCCGTTGTGCAGTTAGCCCAGGTTGGCGCATCGCCTGCTAGCAACAACGCTAGTAGGACTAGGATCGCCATTGCTCGAAAATCATTGGCGCTAGATCGTCGCGTAGCACCCACCCGGTCCCGTTCTCGCCCCATGCTTTCCAATTCACCAGCACGTCTCCATCTTCGTGATAGATGGTATCACAACTGATGTATTGGATTTGATCCTTCCGGATGATTGTCTTTACCTGAACATAGCTCATTGTGATTGCCTCCCCTTGTGACAGTAGCAACGGCAACGCAGGAACACTCCCTGCCAACGTCTAGGCGCCTCGCCATTGCATTCGTCGTGCAACGCATTGGTACACATACGATTGAGCAACATGCGTGATTGCATATTGCTGCATTTGTAGCATAGCTTGCGTACAACGAGCGTGATTGCGTTCGCGCATGTAGCGCAACGCCTATCCGATTCTGGTACTCTCACGGCGCAAACCCCCTACCATGACACTACTATACCGGCTGTGGGTAGTCAAGGCCCGATTTAGCCTTGCCCAGCCGCTACTTACCGGCTGGGTGCCTCGACCTAGGTATCAGTCGGGGTGCCCGCACCGGGTTAATTGGAGTTTTGCTTTGTTTTGGGAGTGTTGTTTTTTATCATATATTTTATTTAATCCCTTTTTTCTTATTAATTAATAACTTCGTTTCAATTCAAAACCAAAGGAACAAACAACCCCCAGCGCGACCCCCGACTGACACGTAGGCCGAGGCCCCCAGTCGGTAAGTGTGCGCGGGCGCTAGCAGTTTCCCTAGTAGGATACCGCTAGCCAGTAAGTGTAGCTAGGCCGGGCGTTTCCCTCGGGGGGAGTACCACACTGGCCTAGCCACTCGCTTCGCCTGCGTATCTAGATGTACCCCAGCACAATCAACCAAGACTTGCAACCGTGCTGGCATTCGCCATCAGGCTCCACACGGCAACCGTCAGTTGCGCGTGCAACGCCGTCCATGATCCATCGCTTCATCGTTGCGATGCTGGGCGCCTTTGCCATTACTTCACCACGCAAAAGGTCAGCCGCAGGCGCCACACCTTGACGAAGTAGATGCCGCCGTGCTTACGCATTGCATTTCTCCGCGTGTGCTTTCAGGAGCACAGATTCGGGCGTTAGTTGCCAGCGTATCCCATCTTGTGCTTCGCCAGCGCACGCCGCAATGGCGTGTAGGGTGGGCGAAACGCTTGCGCCTTCCACCAGGCGCCTTCCTGTCGCATCGCTTGCGCCAGCTTCACGGCGTAGCGTGCCGCGCGTCGCTCGCGCCTTGCATCCTGCGGTTGCATGTTGTGCATTGTGCTTCCTCCCATTAGCTTTGAAATAGAAACGGGAGCACCTAAGCTAGCATGCTCCCGTGGCAATGCCGCGTTTCACCATTGCATCATGCTTGTCATCGCACCGTGCAATGGTGTTTATTTTCTTTCGGATGCTCTGGCTAGTGCTTCCACGCCACCGAAGGCCCGTCAAACGCCGAGTCAGGTGCGCGTGCTATGCCGAGGGATTCCGCGAGGTCTCTGCGATCATACGCGAGAGCGTAGTCGCCGTGGTCCCCGTGCGTGCGGCCCTACTTGGTCTCCGCTGGTCCTGCCCCGCCAGCGTACCGCACGACCAGTGATAGTGCAGTCCGCGTGCCACGCAAGCGTCTACATGTGGTAGTCTCCCTCGCGCACCTATACCACCAGTAGCGTAGCCCCGCCAACATGCATCATGCGTGCCAGGCGCAATGTCCGATTGCACTCATCACCTGACGTGCATCGTAACCCTGCGCCAATAAAGGCGTTGGGCGTAGTGCCCTTGGTGGCTGATAGTTGAGCAGGGCACATAGCCCTCACTATTGGCACGCATCCTGCTATATGCAAACGCCCGGCCATGTTGATTATGCTGCATTTGTGTTGATTTATGTTGATTAGTGTTGATTGGCACGGGCGCTGCATTTTTGCATTTTGCGTGCCAAGACCCCCCATAGGGGGCTTTTTGATGTCGTTGGCACGCGTTTTGCTGTGACTCTCATCCAATTTTACCCCTTTTTAGTTTTTCATTTTTTATAATCGCACTTTTGAAAAGCGTGTCTATCGCGTTTTGGTACTCTACGAGGTGTTTTTTGCTTGACTAGCTCCGCGCGCGGGGGTAGACTCAGGCCGGGCGTAGGGGGTAGTCTATATGCGGAGTACCAGTGCGGCATTGGCGATCGTTTGCATCCTGTTGCTGGGCTGCGCGACGCATTTTAAACTCCGTTGTAGTGGAAAAGGCAAGTTGACCGGGGGCGGGGGTCCATACGCAGGCGTTATCGAATGGGACTGCGGTGACAAATCAACCTTCTTCCTGGACAAATCCATCATGCAATTGACGCCCGGGCCGGGTGAATGACACCTGTAGAAGACTTGCTGCAACAAATAGTTGATCTAGACGCGCCAATCTTTAGGCTAGCTGTAGCTTGCGAAATGATTCCAATGCCTTCGGATACGGCCTTCTATCAATTTTTGCACAAACATCGTGCAGAGTTTCCGGGCGTTTATCGCAAAGGGCAACGCCGTTCCGAGCGAATGTTTACCGGGCGTGAGATTCTACGCATTCGTGACATGACAATCAACGCAGAGGCGGGCGCTCACTTCTTTCGCGGGAGGCGCGGGCGCCCGAAAGGCTCGCGCGTTAACAGCGCAATCCAACATATAATGAGACAAGCTAGTGGCTAGACGCGAAACTCTAGCATTCAACGTCGATGCAATCCGTGACCGGCTATGGCGTCGGACGGCCGTTCCTGATGGATTGCTACAAAAGACGTTTACTCGTCTTGATGAGCAATTGGACGCTACGCGCGTCAAGCATTTCACTGACAAGGGCCGGGTAGTTTCGAAGCGAACCTACGTTGACAATATCGCTAGGTTGCAAGCGATCGACAAGGTTCTCTCAGTTGTTGGTGCCTATCATAAAGAAGCGGAAACGAAGCAGATGGGCACCGCAGTAGCGTTGGAGATCGATCCCCAGACCGGGCGTTACAAGATCATAGTTGGTGCGGCTACCCAAGGCGCCATTGCGCCTCCAGAAAGAGAGGCTGCCGATGAAGTGATAATTCAAGAACAGACAAAACCCAAGGTGGGCATGCTTGCGGTGATTCGTGACCCTACTGCAAATGTTCTAGACGAGTCACCGCAAGTTATAAACATGCGCACTCGTTTAAAGAGCAAGACCGAATTGTATCGAGATATGTTCAAGGATGAATAGTGGACACCCCATACGGGAGGTTGATGTGGGCATCAACCCTGCGACGCGCAGCTGCGTTAGAGGCTTGGCTAGTGTTACACAACACCCATTACCCTGGACCGCATGTGGACATGACGATCCAAGACCCTTTTACGCAGACTGCGCGTTGCAGTTGTGGCGCGTTGGCGACTTTTACGATTATCGTGTCGATGGATGTGAAGGTTAAGCCGAAGTGAGCGAACGCTACTTCTTCAACGCTCGAAGTTATCAGAAGAAGATGCGCGAAGCGCGAAAGGCGGGGTGCAGACGCTTTTTGTGTTTGTGGCACCGCCGCGCTGGCAAAGACAGAAATGGCGCAACCTTCTGCCTCGAAGAGATGTTGTTGCGTCCGGGCGTCTACTTCCACATATTCCCGGCCCTAAACCAAGGTCGCCGCGACTTTTGGAACAACCAAGTAGAGATTGTCAATGAGCACGGCCGGACCGTTACCATAAACATGGTCGACGCTTGTTTCCCTCCGGAGATTGTCAAACGCAAGATTAACGATGAGATGATCGTAGAATTGCGTGCAGAGGCCGGCGGTGGCATGTATCAGATAATGGGTGCGGACGATGACGAAGCTGTTGCTCGCTTGCGTGGTCCTAATCCTTTTGGCCTTATATTTTCTGAGTGGGCTCACGGCAAAATGATGCCGCGGGCGTGGGAAACCCTCTCTCCAGTGCTAGCTGAGAACAACGGCTGGGCCGCCTTTCTCTATACGCCTCACGGCCAGAATCATGGGCAAGCCCTTTACAACATGGCTTGCAACAACCTCTATAGCGCAGCGTTAAACAGGCTCGGTTGGTTTGTTCAAAAGCTAACTGTTGAGGACACCCGGAGAGATGCATTTGGTGAAAATGGAGGCCCGGTCGTTACCCCAGAGCAGATCCAAGCTGAAATTAAAGAGGGAAAACGCCCTGAGTATATACGAGAAGAATACTGGTGTGATTTCACAGGTTTTGAGCACGGAACCATTTACGGTGATCTCATGCGCGTTGCGGAGAACGAAAACCGGATTTGTGATATCCCGTGTGTATACAATCAGCCCGTAGGCGTTTTGTTTGATCTAGGGACCGGGCAGTCCGATTTGATGGTTATGTGGTTCTACCAGCGTTACAACGGCATGATCCATTTCATCGACTACGTCGAGGGCGCGCAGAAAGACCTAAAGTGGGCCGCCCATGAGATGCGCGAGAAGCGCAACTATCTCTATGGACGCATCGTACTCCCTTGGGACGGGCGCGCGGCCGAGGAATATTTCACACAAATCGGATTTCGCAACGTTCACTTCGTCGAACGCCGCGTTCCAAACGTCCAAGAGTCAATCGAGCAGGTTCGTCGCCAGTTCAACACGTTCCGTTTCGACCGCACTCGCTGCGCCCGCGGCATCGAATGCCTAATCCGCTACGCGCGCAAGTACGATGAGCAACGCCAGATTTTTGAAAAGCCCATCCACGATCAGTATTCGCATGGCGCGGACGCCCTACGAACGGGCGTTGAAGGTGGCTTCGAGCCGTTGACGTTCTCCGGCTTGCCCGAGTATCGCGAGGTCAAAGTGATTACAGAGTTCGATCCGCGTAGCGTGCCAATGGGTGTGATGTAAATGAGTGGCAATGGCGTTCGTAGCTCGCAGCCGGTGCAATCACCATCTAAAAAGGAAGATCCAGAAGTGCAGAAAGCGCGGGCGGAGGCTGAACGCCGTAGGCGGCTATCGCGTGGCTACCGTTCAACAGTTATCGCATCGAACATGTCCGACAAAAGTGATCCTGCTCTAAAGCAGTATTTCGGGAGCTAAACGAAATTGGCAGATTACAACGCGATTAAAGTGGCAGCCGACCAGCTCTTCGCAGCTGCTACGCAGGTGGATGCGTTGACATTGCAGCTTGCTAGTATCCAAGCTTCGTTGACGGCAGCGGAAACTGACAAGGAAGCGGCGCGGGTGGCCCTCGTTGCTGCTTACACGGCAGCATTCCCATGAACGAGAAGTTCTTTATCGATGTAGCATTCAGCCTAAACCACAAGATTGTGTATGGCAGTCAAGAGTTGCCATACTGCCAAGTGTGCGGACAGAACGTAGTACAGATCAACAACTCGCGGCTAAAGTGTAAGAGCGATGGCAGCTAACGGCGCCGAACGCATTGCGTTGTTCAATCGCCGCTCTGCGGAGCGCGGCCAGTTCGACCAGCGTTGGACGCGTATGGCGCCCTTCATCGCGCCAAGCCGTGTTGGCATAAACGGCGCTATGTCAGTAGGAGATAGCCAGGTCCGCGGTGTCTATGATAGTACAACGCTAATGGCCGGTGAACTTATGTCACAGTTTATCGCCGGCCAGGTAATGAATCCCGGCCAGCGTTGGCTTAACTATGTTCCCTATGCTCCTATGGATACAAGGCAAGACAATGATGCAATCATGGAATGGCTCGAAGATTGCCGAGATAGAACCTTGCGACGTCTTGCAACTTCTTTCTTCTATGCGACAGGCACTGAGTGCTTGTTGGATTTTGTTGGATTTGGAACTGGGTGCCTCGTGGGTGAAGAATCCCCGCAACCTGTTAATGCCACAATTAGAGGATTTAGAGGTTTCTATTTCGCGGCTGAAAAGACAGGTAGATTCGTTATTGCAGAAGGGCCGGACGGGCTAATCAATGAGCTTGATCGTGAGCGGTGGATGACTGCGGGGAAGATCGAGGAGCGGTGGGGCGCGAAATCGATGACGCCCGGCCAATTCCCCGAATCTATCCAAAAAGCAATTACGGAGAAGGATCTTGAAAAGCCGTTCCGACTCATCCATTCTATTTACCCCCGGCCCAAATCCGATCAAGGATATGGAGCTAGAGGAATGCCTTGGGCTTCCTGCTGGACAGAGTTCGATTCTAAGACAACTATTTACGAGAGTGGCTACAGAGTTTTCCCTGCCGCTATTCCGCGTTATCAGCAAACACCAGGAGAGGTATTTGGCCGGGGCCGGGGCGACATTGCGTTCCCCGACACCTGGACGCTAAACAGCGCAAAGCGTATGGGCTTGCAGGATTGGGCGTTGAAGATCCAGCCTCCAATCATGCATCACACGGATTCTATTTTTGGGACGATCAAGTTGACGCCAGGGGCGCCGTTGCCAGTGAATACACATGGCCGGGCGATCCGCGATGTTGTACAGCCGTATGAAACGGGCTCCCGGCCAGAGGTCTCGCAGATTAAAGAAGAGGAATTGCGCAAATCAATTCGTCAAATCTTCTTCGTAGATCACATTCTAGCGTTGCTAGAAGTCAACAAATCGGAGATGACGGCTTTCGAGTTTGCCAAAAAGCTAAATCTCCTTTATCAATTGCTCGGTCCCGTGTACGGGCGTACCGAATGGGAGTTACTTTACAGGATTTCCGCGATTTGTTTTGCAACACAAATGGCTGGCGGTGACTTCGCCCCGCCCCCACCACAATTCGATGACTATCTAAATCGATCGAAAGGACAGTTAGCAATTGAATTCGATAATCCAATCGCACGTGCGCAACGTAGCGCGGATGCGGAAGCGCTTGGTATGGTATTTGGAGACCTCGCCCCTCTATCGAATCTTGCACCTGACGCCTTCGACAGGTTCGACTTCGACGAAGTTGTTCTCGGTGTCTCGCGGAACCGTGGCATCCCAGCGAAGTGGATGCGCAACGAAAAGCAACTCGAAACCTTCCGTACTGCGAAAGACGCGGAACTACAAGCGCAAAAGCAGCAGGAGCAAATCGCGCTAGCTGCGGAGTCGGCTGGCAAGGTTGCTCCGTTCATCAAAGCTGCAAAGGAGACAATGCCGGGTGCCGCTTAACACAACTATACAACGTTGGCTCACCTTCATGTGGCGGCCGGCCGTGCCACGGGACATCGCACAAGCCTATGCAATCACCTTCAACTCCTTTCACGGACAAATCGTATTACAACATCTACTCGATAACATTTATTGCAGAACCTCTGAAAGCAGCGATCCAAATGTGGCTCTTGCACACGATGCTCGACGGTCGGTTATTCAATCAATACTCGAAAATATTGACATCGGACAGCGCCCAGCAAAGTACGTAGTCCCACCCCCAGCAACAGTGGAGAGTAACAATGGCTTGGTTTGACGAAGTGGTGCCCGCTGACCTAACTGTGGACGTTGGCGGTAAGGCTACGCCGGCGCGGGAGTTGGAATTTGTAAAGTCACAACCCGACTTTGCAACGTTTTTGAAGTCAGCTGTATCGGCACATCAAGAGGTGGGCGCTCGCATCCCTGTGAAGGTGGACGCGAAGGACACCAAGGCAGTAGAAACGTGGCGCAAGGATCATCTTCCGAAGTTGTACGATGCTGGAATCCTCGCCCGGCCGCCTGCCGATCCTAAAGAATATGATATAAAGCCGCCGGCCGACATACCCGCGGGCTTGGTGTGGAACGAGGAACGGGCGGGGCGGCTAGGTCAATTAGGCATCAAACATGGTTTGACAAAAGCAGCGATGGACGAGCTACGCACGCTCCATCAGGAAGCGTTGTCCGAAGGAATCAAAGCCTTCGACACATCGTACGAAGCTGGCATAGAAGCCATGAAGAAAGAGTTTGGCGACCAAACCGACGCCCGGATGGAGGAAGCCAAACAAGTTATCGGTGTGATCTTCCGCAACGCGGATGGCACTCCAGACATTGAAGCGCGCAAGATGTTTGACGACAGTGGCTTTGCCGATTACCCTGGCATCCTCCGGGTGTTGATGCGGCTAGCGCCATTGATGAAACAGGACAGTTCATATATGGAAGCGTTGAACAAAGAGGGAACGGCTGCGGGTGCTGCGGGTAACGAGCAAGCGAAGATCGAAGCTCGTGAATACTTGCAAGCTATTATGTAT